AAAATAACATAATGTTACATGTTACTATATTACTATGTTACTGTAATAAATTCTAAATAAAAGTTACATAAAAAGTGATCAACCTAAATACTGTGTACTTCCTTATTTAACCAGAAATGACGGATTAAAATAAACCTACATTCTATACTATATAACTAACATCTATATAGGTTACTTTGCTTTGAAATACTGATGTAGGAATACAAAATACTAACATTAATATATATACTAACATCTAATACTAACCTAACACTATGGCCATATATTGCATGCATTGTCGGCGAAGCCGACAATGCATACAATGGCCATAGTGTTAGGTTAGTATTAGATGTTAGTATATATATTAATGTTAGTATTTTGTATTCCTACATCAGTATTTCAAAGCAAAGTAACCTATAGTATTAGTATATTAGATGTTAGTTATATAGTATAGAATGTAGGTTTATTTTAATCCGTCATTTCTGGTTAAATAAGGAAGTACACAGTATTTAGGTTGATCACTTTTTATGTAACTTTTATTTATAAGTTATTACAGTAACATAGTAATATAGTAACATGTAACATTATGTTATTTTAGTATATATACTTTATAGTGCTTCTTCCATATTGTAATCCTATTTCAAAGTTACCTTTGTTGTTTGGTATTTGTTTGTGATAGTTATCTTTAGTGAATACACCAGGTTCTCCTATTAGTTCTCTTTTAACAGGGTTCCAGCACGTTACTTGGCTTAGTTTACCTTTTAGTGTAAGCCTGCCTCTCCAAGTAAAGTAACCATAGGTCTTTATTCTGTCTGGATTTTCATCATAGTTGAATACATCAGTGAGGTTTTCTGTTAGTTTAACAAAGAGTTGACCCGGAGGGTTGTTTTTACATACAAAGGGAGCGTTGTTGTTCATACTAGGTTTGTGATCCATGTCAGGTTTCTTGTCCCATACTTGTCCCCATGGGTATACAGGACCAACATTGTCTTGACCAACGGTTGGTTGATATGAGTTAAGTAGTTTTTTCATTTGAGCACCATCAGCTAATAGTTCTTGTGGAAAGTCTAGAGTTTGTTCACCAGAAAAGTTAAAGTAATCTAAGTATATGACCTCATCTTCAAAGTGTGTTCCTGAAGCAGCAGGCCAACCTTCCTCTTCCCATGAATCTATCTTTGAGTGATGTATGGGTGGTGTACTTAACTTTGGTTGCTTTGCTGTATGATGTTCTATTTCACTCTCTGTGTAGTACTTATTTCTTTCATGAATAGGTATTGCACTAAGTGTGTCTACTTCATTATCTCCACCGTGATTTCTATCAAAGATGTATCTTGTACTAAAGTTTTGTTGGAGTTGCTGAGAGTGCGTACCTGCACCTTTGGTTGTGTCACTCCACTGTCTTGGCCCTCCAGCAAAGTAACTACCCTGTAATCCTGCTGGTATTACCCATTCAGGAAATTGGTAACCTATGTTGTAAGGTCTTACTCTGTTTATTTCTGCGTTTTTATGACCTCTTTCTTCACCCCAAAAGTGACCTAGTCTGATATTGTTTGCTTCCTGTAAGTATTGCACGTCACCTCCGTTTTCTAATGATGTTACTTTGTGTGTTTTATCTGTTTTTGGCTTGCATAGAGGAGGTAAACCCAGGCAACGTGTACTTTGGTAGCTTAAGGTTAGTTTACATGGTTTACTCTTAAATTCATACAAGCCCGTATGAAAGTTATCTCCTGTTCTAAGAATATTAATAGGTATGTTATTTTCTATAGTAATAAAGTTAAAGTATTGTTCATCCACAGCAAGGTAATCATCTTGAACTGCATCATAATCTAGTTGCTGTCCTACTTTTTGAATGTTAGGGTATCTGTTGTAAATGTAACATGGATGATAGTATCTATATTGGGTTGGTTTGGTTGCTCTCCAAGGAACAAAGCCTAGTGTTTCCCCTAATGGCGCAGCTGGAGTATATGGCAATATGTTGTTAGTATCCAAAGCAACCTGTAAAGATGCAGTTAAATCATTGTTAAATTGCTTTGTAGATGCATTACCTTGGTTGGTTTCTGTTACAGTTTTTATAGTTACATTGTCTATTTCTTGTTCCAAAGTAACCAACTCAATTTCACTACATAGTGTTTTCATCTGTTGAAAGTCTTTAGGACTCATCCATACGCCCCAAGCGTTACTATCCACTAGAAACCAAGGTGTCATTACTTGTTGGTGAAAGTCGTCATATACAAAAAATTCTAAGTTTAGTTTTTTTAGATGTGTTTTAGTATCAGTAGTTCTACCAGCATTAAATATTACATATTCATCTGTGTCAGCTTGGTTGATGTGTACCATTCTAGTAGCATGACAAGTAATATATACTTCATTGTTTATTACTTTAAATTCTGTTGTATTATTAAAGCCGCCGGTGCTGTTACCAACCCCACCACCCCCACCACCAGCTTCAGCAGTTTGGTTAGTTGCTTGCTCAGTGTCCATTTGCTCAGGTTCAGTAGAATCCATTTCCTCTATTGTGTCTTCTCCGTGAAAAACTGCAGGGTTAGTTTGCTTCCTTTTTTTTGCTTGTTGAATAAACACGTGTCTTGGAGCACTTCTCTTTTTTCCAGGAAAGTGCTGAGGAACTAAAGTAAAGTTTATAAGTATAAGTAAAGTAAAGTATTATAATGTTAGATTACTTTAAGAATGTTACTTACTTTTACTCATGCCGAGGTCTCTTGTGCTGCTTCTGAGGCACACTGCTCACATTCCTTTTTTGTGTATCGGAGTTTGTTGTGCCTGCAGCTTCTGCAGTCTCTGCAGTAGTAGGTTGTAAGTTGCCAGTAATGTTCCTGGCAGTTGTGGCACTCGAGTTTTGTCCAGTAGTCTCGTGGTCTGTAAAGTAAAGTAATCTTATAAGTATATGTTAGTTTTAAAGTTGGTATTTAAAAATGTGTTACTTACCATGATGTACTTACCTAAGTAAAGGTCAGGCATTTCATGGTTTAGTTTGATTGGTATTCCATCCCAGGAAGCTAGCCATTTTCTTAACATTCCTGGTGTTATTTTGCTTTTAGGGTTGATTTGATTCATGCAACGTACCTTTACCATTCTTTGCTTAAGTGGTTCAACATGAGCGCTGGATTCTACACATCCAATAGTTACTTTTGTAATGTTGGTGTTACTTGTCACAATTACATTTCCTCTAATACATTGAGGTTGCTTGTTTTTGGTATCCACTTTTACATCACCACCTCCAGTAATGGCTTTAAAGTCTTCAACCCAGTTACCTAAGTTACCACATTCTTCAAGCCAAATAAGGTTTCTATTACCACAGTCAGTCCATGGGAAGTTCGGATTGCTTGTAGTAACCATACCATAGTTTAATGTTGCTTTGCATAGTAGTGCTGCTAGCAAGGTCTTTCCAGTACCTCCTGGTCCATAAAACCAAATGCAACCTCTTTTGCCACTTTGCTTAGATAAAACGGTACCTAATACTTGTTTAAGTACTTTTTCATTAAGTCCCATCTCTTTTAAGGTTGCTAGTAAAGGTTGGTCATTTTCATCTTCATTAAATTTTTTAATACAATCAAAGGCAGTAAGTATGCTTGATGTCCTTACTTGGTTCATGTGAAGCAAAGTGCTAATTTTTTGAGGCCCGTTTGATTCTAAAGATATTTCAAGGTACCTATCACTCATCTTTAAAATCATGTCTTCTTGAGTAAAGCAACCAAAGTTATATAGTTCTTCTAAAGTACTTTGAGCTGAGCACATTTTTTTAGATGGTTGCTTAGTTGGTTCAGCAACATTCCTTTTTGAGGTTACTGTAGTAGCACATGATTTCCAAATTAAGTTAGTTCCTGTTCTTGAGGTTGCTGAGTCAATTTGGTCGGTTGCTTTTGGCGCCTGTTGGCTGACATCCCAGTCATCGCCATCTTGTAATATATCTGAAGTTTGTTCATCTAAGTACATTTTTCTTAAAGTTTTTCTTTCTTTATCAGTCAGCATGTCAATAATTCCACCATTGCCACTAGCATAGTAACCACTCATAGTTTCTTCATTTATTTTATCTTTACTAAACAAGTATATTACTGTATATTCTAGTATATTAATTGGTTTGTTATATTCTTGTTTGGTTTGCTTGTTAAAGTATTTGTAAGGTTTAACAACGCCGTCTTTCATCCACACATCTAGGTTACTTGCTTTACTTTCGGCATCTTTAATATTCTGTTTCTCACATTGGTAGCTACTATAGATAAAACTTATATCTTTATTTAATTTTTTAACAAACCAACCTAATGATTTTTGAGTGTCTTTACTATCTTCATCCTTATCAAAGTAACCTAAGCAACAGTGAATATGAAGTTTATTAGTATTTCCTTTTTCTATCTGCCAAATAAAGTTTACTTTGTTAGCATCCCATCTATGACTTCTTACATGGTTATCAAGCAATAGCAACGTCTTTCCTAGAACTAGCTTACAAAATTGTTTTTCATCATTAGTTAAACAGTCAGTAGATGCTGTTAAAGTTTCATCAATAGAATCATAAGCTGACCTTAGTTCAGACGATGTTGTTCTCAGTGGTGGTGTTGCTTTGGTTGGTTTTCCGTCCTTGTCGGTGTAAGTCTTTTGTTGAAATAGCCAGGCAAGTCCTTCACCGTTGTTAACTTCGCTCTTTAGCTTTGTGAATAGTTCTTGCAGTCTCTTTTGCTCGTTAAGCTGAGCCTGAGCCATGTTACTTTGCTGTAACTGCTCTGTGCTTTGCTTCAAACAACTTCTGCTTATATACACCACTACTTCCTCATTCCACCAGAAATGACGGATTAATTCTCAACCAATATTCATTAGCAACCAACACCAGCTCGCTTCGCTCGCGCGCCTTCGGCGCTGGTGTTGGGCGCTACGCGCTTGCTAATTTCATATTGGTTGAGAATTAATCCGTCATTTCTGGTGGAATGAGGAAGTAGTGG